GTCTTGAGATTCAATCTTGGCTCTCATAACAGGAGACATTTTAGAAAGTAATTTCTCTTTCATGTCAGGAGTCCAAGTTGTAGGCATATCTTTAGGAGGTTCAATACCAGTACGCTCTAAAGCGTCTTTTAAACGACGGTCATAGTCTACTTGGCTCTTTGCACCATACAAAGTAGAAGCAAAATCATCTTTAGCTTCAGTCTTTTGTTTTTGAGCATCTTTTAATGTTTCTTGAGACCTAGTTTGTAATCTACGAGCTTCTTGTTCAGCTTGTTGAGCTTCTGCAGTCTTACCCATAGCTTTAAGATAACTAGCATCTTTAAGGGCTTTTTGAGCTTGTTGTGCTTCTGTTTGAGCAGTAACCATACTTTGATTAACCAAACCAGCACTTGTCATTTCTCCATCAGGGGTTGTCAACTTATATTGTGGGCCTAACATATTGCCAGCCATAGCACCTAGTCCAGCTTGTGGTTTACCACCTGCACCCATACCACCAGCCATACCAGCTAATGGTTGTTGTGGTGCCATGTCTTGTTTGGCTTGTTGTAAGGCTTGTGACTGTAATCCATATTGTTGCGATGCAATATCTTCCTGCCTAAATGCTTGAGCAGGGCTTGTTTGCAATACATTAGCTAATTCTGAAAGACTTGCCATATTAACTCACCGAAGGAGATGATTGATTGTATTGGGAATAGAGTGTTTGTAATGGGTTTAGTACGTTTGCTGCTCCACCAGCTAACTGTTGTAATCCCAACGCACCTAGACCTGCTTGACCAAAGTTAATACCTTGTTGAGCTTGTGCTGCACCTGCAGGAGCTTGATTAGCACCTGATAATGTGGCTAGTAAGTTTTGTTGTTGTTGTAAGCTAGAAGTAGCATATTGTTGACCAAACTGTTGAGCTTGCAACAATCCACCGCCTGATACTAAACGACCCTGTGCAGCTTGTTGAGCTTGTTGAGCCTGTAAGCCTTGTTGAAGGTTAAACTGGTAACCTGGAGTAGAGGTAATGGTATTTGGGTTTGCCAGTAAGTTCTGTAACTGGGAAGCTGCTTGTGAACGGTATTGAGCGTATGGGTCTGCAACACCTGGTTTAGTAGCACCGCCACCAAGTAATGATGCAGCTTGTCCTAATTGTCCAATACCGCCTATTAATTGAGCACCAGTCTTGGCATATCCAGCTAAGTCACCCAGTGTAGTTCCTACGCCACCTTGGGCAATAACTTTACCAGAAGCATCAAGAATATCACCGCCTTGAATAGAACCCATTGAACCGTCTGCTAATTGGAATGGCGTAGCTTGAGCACCTGCAGCAGCACCTTCTAATTGAGCCGCAGTTCCACCCGCTTGTGCAATTTGTTCTGCAGTTAATCCAGCTTGAGCTAATTGCTCTCCTGAAAGTCCAGCTTGAAGTAATTGACTTGCAGTTGCACCATTAGATAATGCGTCTGCAACAGACATTGTTCCTGCTGCTGCTTGTGCTGCGGCATCTGCTGAAAATGCTAATGCACCTGCATCTGCGGCTGCAACATCTGCTCCTCCAGCACCTAATACAGGGCCTACAAATTCTGCTGCTGCTGCGGTTGATTCTGCCATGATTCTATCCTATTAATTTACCAAACACACGTTCAGTCTGTTTGTATCCTAAACGCTCAAATATTGCACCAACATCTTGGTGTACTTTAGTATTCATTATTAAACGCTGAACACCATAGCTCTTTAGGATTTCCTCGTTCTTAATGAACAATTTTACTCCTGTTGAGCCTTTTCGATAATCTTTAGATATAAAAAATATATCATTTGTAGCTGTCAAACTATCTTTATAATGCAAGTTATAGGCAATAATGCAAATACAATAACCTATTAATTTACCGTCATCTCTAGCTGTAACAATCCTCATTACCCCAGCATTGCACAGTTTTTCATACATTTCATAGTTTGGATTGAGTTTAATAACCTCTTTATTTAAGGCTATTTCTTCCCAATGGTCTTCTAATAAAGGCTTAATTTCATCAATTACTTGGTCAAAAGTCTCTTCTTTGTATTCAATCATGTATCCCCCTTTTCGACATCCACTTCAAAATATTCAAGTCTCAAGGGTACATTATCTTGGTGAAGTAAGTCAAACGCTCTTCTGCGGCCTTGCCCTAGTCTATGGACTTCGGATTTAGAGGTATTGAGATTGACGTTCTGCCACGCAGAAAAGGTTTGGTAGTCATCACTGGTATATCTCAATAGGGCATAAGAATCAACCTTATCGCCTACAACCTGTACGCTTCTCCAAAACTTACGTAGATTATCGCCACCATCCACTAATGGAGTACGAGCTAATACAGTAATAGGGTTACCGTCATCATTGTAAGTATTAGGGTCAAACTCATAGACCTTACCATTGGTCTCGTGTTGGATTAAATCCATATCCTGATACTTGGTATAGAACTGACCCTTAAAATAACCTTCTACGTTATTTTCGGTGGAAGTCCAATATGTCCAACCATTTTGAGCAAAGTCATATACTAGGGTATACCCTAAGTCTCTAAGGGTTAATACGTATAAGGAGTGCCCTGATGTTTTGATGCTAAAAGCATAAGCAAGGTCAGGATTGCAATTATTAATAATTCTTTCAATATACTGGTTAGAGATAATCTGAGGGGATTGACCAGACATTGCCATTACTTGAAAACCTTTTTGGTGGCTTGTACCCATCCAAACAAGAGTGTTATCCATTTGTATTAAAGAGTCTTCTGCTGCGGCTCCAAATTGAATGACAGAGTTCTGATATGGTAGAAATGGACTGCCTGGGGATGTACCTGCATCATAGAAGAACTCAATATGATGTGAACCAAAAGTAACAATATAGTTAATTGTCCGACCAATAGCCAATAAAGGGTCAGCATCAGACACTACTCCAATGTAGTTAATTGCTTGCCAAGTTGTAGGGTCTTCTACGTTAGAGTTATAAAGCAAACCCTGAGGAGTCCCAACAACATAATACCCGTCCACAAACACCGCACCCGATACAGTAGTACCAGGATAAGAGGTAGTAAAGGTAAGAGTAACGGTTGCAGAAGCTGTAGCATTTTGACTTAAAGTTAAGGCAGTACCAAATATAGTTAAAACATAAGTGCCAAGGGGAACACCTGTCCCTGTCACAATCTGTCCAATCTGAATTGCGGGATTGGATGCAGATAATGTTACAACAGGCGTACCTGATATGGTCGTACCGTTTTGCGTCGTTATGGTGCCTTGTAAATCTAAAATGGTGCTTGTTGCAATGGTATAGACATATCCGTGGCTCTCATTCTTAAAAAAGACTTGAGATTGGTCTACTGAGTAGATGAAATCATACTCATCTGAACCATCAACGGGGGTAGCATTAGCAACTCCATTGTCATAGAAGGTAGTTCCAATAATAGTAAGTAAGTGGCTACCAGCGGCAAATATACCAAGTCCTTCTCCTGCAGTTAGAGTCTGATAGGTTTTGAGTCCTGGACGTTTAACGGCTGCAATAGACTCTTTTTTCTCTACTTCAATAATCGCATTGCCTAGCTTTGAATCCTTGTTTAAGGTTCCATCACGACTACCAATGTTATGAGCAAGAGGTATACGGCTAATTGCCATAATTAGTTCCTAAAACTATTAGATTTAGAGCAGTTCTCAGATTGAGTAATTACCCTAAGATTATTTTCAACGTGAAGTCCGCATACAGTTTTTCCACGCAACGGAACAATATGGTCAACGTGCCACACATCTAATCCTTCACGATTTAACATTGCAGCTACAGAATAATAGCATTTAATTCGTTCAATATTAGCCCATGAAGCAGTAGCATTAATTTTTGCTGCGTCATAACGAGCGCCATTTTCAGTGCATCTAGCACGATTGTTTTTTTGCCATGTTCCTACACGTACTTTAATTTTATCTTTATTAGCTTGATAATATTCTTTATCAGATTGTTTTTTGGCATCTACATCTTGAAGTCTACGAGAATTAACTTTAGCTTTAATCTTTTTTTGATTTGCTAAATAATATTGACGTGCATATTCTTTTTTCTTGTCTGCATTTTTTTCAGACCATGCTTTAGAGCGAGCTTTACTAGCCTCTCTATATTCAGGGTGATTTTTGAGGTATTCCCTCATGTATTCGTTTTTATTGCGTTGCATCAATTTCGGAACCTATAATCGGGCGAAAAGGAAGTAGAAGCCTCTTCTTGGCTCCAATCGGTCATTACTTCTTCATATTTAGCGGCACGAGCAGCTAGTTCAGCACGTACTTGTGCAGGAACACCATACTCAAGAGCTAATTGGTCAGCTAGTCCAAACTTCAATGTATTGAACCATTCAGATGGGAACTGAGGAATTGAAGTAGGTGTTAAGATGTCTGAAATAGGTTGTTGTACCTGTAGATGGATAGTCCATCCTGCTGCATTTGGGTTGTTAAATACATACAGTACGCCATTACCCAATTGTGGGTCATAGTAGACCTGATTAGGAGTACCAGAAGAGGGTTTATAGCCCTGTTGCATATACTCTTGACGTGAGATGACTTGTAGTGTTGTATCGTTCCCCTGAGGGCTTCTAATGAACGCCATAACGACTCTTAATGGGCGGTCACAAATAACGTCTCCTGTTGGGCCTAATGTGTAGGTATATTGACCTGCTACCATAGGTACTGGGAGGTCTTCTACTAACCATAAGGGCATACCCTTAGTCTGTAGTTGTTTAATGTACAGGTTAAGGG